CTTAGTCCACAGCATGGTCCCGGGGCTGTTGCTGAAGGTCGTGCAATTAAGTACGAATTCAACAATTGGCCACGGAAGCTTAATGCCGTATTCCCCGCTGATTGGTTTGCAAGTCACGATCTGATCGATAGAACAGAAAGTGATCGCGAACCTTCATCGAGGATGTGTGCTGTCCCCAAAACGCAAAAGGGCCCGCGGCTTATCGCCGCTGAACCTGTTGCCCATCAGTGGATCCAACAAGGTATCCGCTTTTGGCTTGAGGATAGGATCAAGTCCACTCCCCTAGGGTTGTCCATCGACTTTAGGTCTCAGGAGTATTCTAGGTCAATGGCCCTTGAAGCTTCAGCTTCACGTGCCTATGCTACTGTCGATTTATCTTCAGCTAGCGATAGACTTAGTACACGCTTGGTTGAATGGGTCTTCCAGAGTAACCACTCTCTATTAGACGCATTGCACGCAGCCCGTACGCGTAAACTTGTGATCCCAGAAGGGATTACGCCTTTTCAAAAGGGCGAGGAGCATGTCTTGCTTCGTAAGTTTTCGACGCAGGGTTCAGCAGTCATCTTCCCCGTACAAACGATTGTCTATACGATGATTGGTCACTATGCCTTAATGATGGCACGTGATGACTGGGATGTTACTGTTAACGGCATGCGTAGACGTGCTGGTAGCTTACGTGTCTTTGGGGATGATATCATCATCTCTTCTGACGCGTATGGGCACCTTGTTTCCATCCTTACAACGGTTGGACTCAAGGTAAACACGACAAAGTCCTTTAGTAAAGGACATTTTCGTGAGTCGTGCGGATCGGACGCTTACAATGGGGTCAATGTGACCCCGACGTACGTACGCACGGTCTACCAACCTTCCAATCCCGAGTCCCTAGTAAGCGTTGTCGCATCGTCCAACAATCTGCATCGTGCAGGCTATTGGAAGACAGCGGACTGCTTACTCAAGACAGTACCCATCCGAGAACAAGCTAGGCTTGCTCGGGTGAATAGGGATGTCGGATCCGCGACTATCTTCACGTTTGTGGAGGGTATCGATCCCAGCGCCAAACAGCGCTGGAACAGAGATCTTCACAGGTACGAGATGCTTACTCTGACTCTTGACTCGAGGGTTAAGAGGAGCGTCGGCTGCGGAGAAGCTTCGCTTATGCAGTATTTGACTGAGACCTCGTTCTACGACGAGCTGGATGAGGATGCCCGTAACACGGCATACCTCGATCCTGGCAAGTTTGAACACGGTCAGGCGAAGCGGCCGCAGCTGAGAAAACAGCTGCGGTGGGTAG